ATATTAGATTGTGTCAAAAAGAGTTCGAGTCTCTCCAGCCCCACCATTTTCGGATAGTGAATAAATTGTCTCAAACCTATACTAAACCTGCCTTCGGGCAGGTTTTTTTATTGCTTAAAATTTGATAAATAAAAAAGACAATCATCTTTGGCGCAGTTTTGGCGCAATAAAACCCCGCTATCAGCGTTAGCCAGTAGCGGGGTAGTGTCAAATTATATCGTAATGCTCAGCTAACAACTGTTTGACCAGCGCATTGAATGAGCTGTCATCTTGCTTGATAGCATCAATCAACTCTGCATCATCTACTAGATCGAAACTAACTGTTGTACGTTTTAATCTGCGCTTGCGATAACGCTCGTCAGCGTCACGCTTTGCTTGTGATAGTTCAGCCATTATCAACCTCGCCTAAATAAATAGTTATCAAGCCCTGCTTACTCGCTTCTTGCAGACCGTCTAAAAAAGAATTAAGCGCGTCATCACGCATTGGCTTGTAGTATCGGCTGCTTGCATCGTGAGTGCGCCACGCTTTGACTAACGTCTTGCTGACTGCGCTACGCTGACCGCCAAGCTCGAAAACTTTAGCAGTCAGCTCGTAGTTGCGACTTAGATCGAAAGTCGCAAGCAAGCGTTGAAATATGTAGTTGTTTCTCATACTAGCCCCGACTCGTTGACCATTCGCTCTTGCATAGACTCTGTGTATTTATAAGCAGCACTTGCCATCGTGCCCTCGCCGTTGCGATTAATGATAGCTTGCTCAATGTTCCAGCGATAAGCGGGTATATGGAAATTACACTCGCCACCATCCTCTAAAATCTGCGCCTCCATCTTTCTAAGTAGCGCCATGTTGTGATTGACGATTGATCGCATATCGTTAGCATCGAATGCTGCGCGAGTTTCTTTTGCTGCTTCTACCGCTTGATTGAAAGTAAGTACTGACATGATAATGCTCCTTGTTTTTTATTTATGCTACGCCTAGAGTTTTAAATAAAGTATTAACAGTTGTTTTCTTGCTCTCAAACTTACCAGTTTTGCAATCAAACCAAGTTGGGTTTGAGTTAATGCGATTAACAAAAGCGCTGCGACATTCGATGTACGCCATATCTAAACCCGCTTTTTCTGCAAACTCAACGAACTGCTCAGCTTTGTTGATATAAATGCGCTTCATTGCGCCCTTTTCCCAAACTTTTAAACCCATTTCTAAAAGTTTAGTCTCGATAGTTTCTTCTTTACTCTCTGCATAAACTACTTTAAGACAGATTGCGAAAGTTGCGCTGTAGCTATCGCCAGTTTGAATTGTTGCTTTAGTTAGTGAGTGTGCTTTTTTGAAGATAGTTGAAGTATTCATGATAACGCCCTCTGGGGTTTGTTTAGTTGTCTTGCTTGGTATGTGTTCTATTATACATGACTTCATGTAATGTGCAAGCACTTTATCGAAATAATTTAAAATAAATGCAAAAAATCCCGCGCTTGGCGGTATTGTTTTACGCTAATCCCCATAATCCAGCTTCATCATTTCCGCTTGCATCCGCTCCGTATTTATCCACTTAGCATATATCTTGGTAAACGTGATCACATCGTGACCCATCTGATAAGCGGCCGCTGAGACCTCAACCATACTATTTAGCATCGTTGTCGCGTAAGTGTGCCGGCAATTATAAGCTGGTCGCGCTCTCACTCCCACATCGGGCAATATTTCTACAAATTTAGCAGACAACTTATCGGGGCGCGTCCACGGCTCTCCAGTGTGCAAGCTGATAAAGAGTCGCGACTGGTGGCCAGTGAGCTGCTTAAGTCTGTCGAGCACTGGCAAAACTTTATCATTTAGATGGATGTTGCGGATCTCATTGGTTTTAGTAGACGCTTGTACTTTGCCACTGCTTAGCGTCTTACTTATTTTAGCCAGTCGATTGTTAATATCGATATCGGCCCAGTCTATTGCGAGAGTTTCACCAGGTCGGCAACCTGTCCAAAACTGCCACACAAAATATAGATACCAAATTTCTTTATCATCGGTCCAATGGCTTTGCATGTAGTTAAGTATCGCGCTGCGCTCTTCAGGCAAAAAAGGATCGGGCTCATCCTTTTGAGTTTTTTTATTTCTAATCCGTTTGGTTGGTAATTCTTCGATTATTTCATCGATAAACGCTAAATCAAAGACTCCACGCAGCGGCGTGAGCGCATCGTTGGCAGTCTTAGTGCTGCTAAACTCATTCTGTGCAAGTACAGAGCGCACCATTGCGGGAGTTATATCCACTATTGGCACAGACGCAAAAAAAGGCATCCACTTATTTTTGAGGATGCCTTTATATTTACGTCTAGTGCCTGTATTACCACTATCTAAGCTATCAAGATAAAGCTGCGCATAGTCTGCAAAAAGTGGTCTATCATCTGCTGTTGTCTCATCGATAATATTACAAGCTAATTCAATATCTTTTACCGTCAAACTCTCCCATTTTCTACGAGCCATTAAACTAGCTCGTAGCTTTCCCGCTTGGGCAATATTCTTTGGCGTCGCCGTGTACGGGAGGACGAAGTACCTGCGCCCTTCTCCTTTGATTGGGATATTAATTTCGACGCTGTCGCCTCGTACTCTGACGCCCGTTGGATACTTTGTTGCTCCAGCCACTGATTCCACCCCCGCAGGCTAAAATATAACTTGTTATCAATCTTTTGCCACACAACACCTTCGGGCCATTTATCTTTGGCCGTGTATAAGCGCGTGTGCGGTAGACCGATAAGTTTAGCAAATTGAGGGAGTGTTACCCAGTCTAAAGGAACATTTGATTTGATAATTTCAATAACCTCCATTTTCAGCTCTCCTTAATTACCTTAAACTCAACTACCCAAACCCAATCATGAGAACTTACATTTGCTATATTTTTCTCATGAATAAAATAGTTCATTAAAGGTTCAGCCCATATGCCAATACAGCCTATATCCTCGCAAGTCTGATATTTGTGGTCGCAATAATCTGGTTTTAACCCCATCGCTTTTGCATCTGTATCACTGATATCTAAAATGCGCTCAATGCGAATATCAGTTATTTTTAAGACTAGGCGGCTTGCCCATCTAGGCATATGTTCAGCACCGACAGGCCCTATATATTCTTGATGCTCGTTATCCCAGGGTAAATGCAAATCACCTGAGGTGAAAGGCTCTTTGCATTTGACCAGCGTATTATCAGCGTAAAACCAATCCCAATCGCAGTGTATTAATGACGGCTCTTGCACCCACAACCGATCACCGATAGCACCGAAAGGGCAGTGACCAATACACCGATAATCTTCAGTGGAGAGACCATCTTGATTTAGGCGCTCTATATAATGAGCGCCTTTTGGGTCAGGAATGCAGTCATCATTATTTAAGAAATCACGACCGTCATATCGCCAATCGCCATTAAACAGATATTGCGCGGCTTCAGTGTTTTCAATAATAACTCTATGCTGCGTCTTATCACCCGCCAGAACTGCGTTGACTTCTTGCGCGGTTAAGATTATTGAACGTTCTTTTGTGTTAATCACAGTCATTCCCCTTTATTCAATTCAATCGACAACAACCAAATCACAGCGACTACCAACATACCAAGCAAGATAGCTGTGCCGGTGATCACTAATATCTGCTCATTATTGGTTAGCATCACCGTCCCCTTTTCTCAAATACACTTTGGCAGTCTACACAGAGCGTTACCCCACCCATCGCTTGGCGTTTAGCGGGGATATCCTCGCCACATTCCAAGCACTCAGCCAGCGACGGCTTGTCAAATTTTGGCGCACGACTTAGGCAATGAGCCAGTGTTAAATCAACGTAGTCGTTTGCGCGATCAGCATCATCAGCCATAAATCACCCCATCTTCTCAATAGCTGCATTAATACGCTGGTAACCATCAGCGGTACGATATTCCAGTTTCATACCACGATCAGCCAAGCGACAAGCTCGGCCAACCATGTGACGGCCGGCGGCGCAAGCATCAACGATTTCCCAGTTTTGGGTATTCACTTCTAGCCACGATAGACCGTAGTTATTGTTTGCAAATTTAACCTTCTTAATTCGTTCCATTATTTACTTTCTCCCATTTCTTTTAGCGCTTTGCCCGTCCATTCGTGGATCTGTTTAAGCTGATTTACACTAAACTGCTTAATAATATAAAAGTCCTGCTTTTTTGGATCTAAGTTATGCGCCCGCTGAAGCTTAATAAATAGTGCATCTTCTTTGATAAAGAAATGAGCGCGGCGGCTAAGTGATAGTGTTTTGCTCATAACTCAGCTCCCGCATAATCAGATGACGGATAGCACCAGCGGCATAAAGCTTGCCACGCTCCCCAGTCGCCTTCACGATATGATGATTTTCTGTACCGTAGTGCGCCAAATTTAGATCTAAATAATGGCGCGATGATGAGTCCGTCGGGATGATCAATGCGCTAATGTGCGGCTCAATACTGTCATCCATCCACATCTCAGTGCGTAAGCTACGACGGGCGGCTGTCTCAGTATAAAAATGCTTATCAAACAGCACGACATCGAAACCTTCATACAAACCCATCACAAAACTATCTTCAAATGCGAGCACTTCACGCTCCGTGCATAACTTAACGATAGTTGTATTGATACCTTGCGCGTTTAGGCAGCGCTTCACGCGTTCGCAAGCAGTTGTTACACCGCTACGACGCATACCAGATACGCTTACTAATAAAGGCTTAGGCATTGGCCACCTCCGCAAGATTATCGGCGCTATTGGCAGCGACGACAGGCACGGGACGCGGCTCAAGATTGACGTTATGGATGATAGCGACAGTGATGACGCTGTTTAGTTTTAGCAGCTCAGCCCACATTATTGGATTGACACGACAGACGCGGTTGGTCACTTGCGAGATGATCAAGCTAATATTGCGCTTGATAGCGATTAGGTCGCTTGAGTCGCGCTCATAGTCGTATTTAGCTTGATGCGCTGCCCATGTGTCACTTGCTTCGGCAAGCGCCTGGCGACTGACGGCGTTACTGAGCTGCGCTTTTGACTGTATAAGCGCGAGCTGGGCGGTAACATTAAATGATTGGATTTTATTACGCATAGCAAGCCTCCAGCGCTTCACGAAACGCGGGTAGCTCAGCTTCGGTAATTGTACGTGTGCATCTACCCACCAAACTATTTCGATGAACAAATTGATGGACGGTAATAGCACCATAAGTCACGCTTGGCTGAAAAGAAACGATGCTGATGTGGTCTTGTCTTACATCACAGACATATCCAAAACGACTAGCGCCCTTATCGTAAACAATATCCCAAGCCATAAGCTCAGCGCCACCGCCGCCGCCAATCGTATAATCATCTTCACTGAAGCGGTCCATCGTCTGCATACGCTGAATAAGCGCGTTTGATAGATTTTTGATAAAGATAAGCTGTAAGTCAGCTTGGGTGATTTGCGGAACGCTATCAGACAGCCAGTTCGGTTGTGCTAATACGTCGTCAATATGCGGAACACTGTCATTTAAGTCGTCATCACTAAGATAATAGACATCGTTGACAGTTTCGCGGTCGATAGCGCTGTTTTGCCAATTGGTAGCGTCAAAGCCATGACCTAATGGTTTTGAATATATAATAGGCTTACCAAAAGATAGAAAGTCAGCGCCAGTTGGGCTGAGCTTATCGGCCTTACAACTCCATAAAGCCGCAAACCCGTCTTGGCGAACAGATGCACTTTCGAACTGTTCATCCTGCCCTTCAAACACCCACTGGCCTAGCTCCAAAAGCTCAGGCTCAGGCGCATCATTAGCGCCTTCGGCTTGCATAACAGCAAGTAAACGATCGCCATGACTTTCATTTTTGGCTGACATAGCGTGTGCTACTTTGTCCAGTTTACCTTTTAAAGCATTGATTTCGGCTTTCGTTTCGTCATCAAAGCCGATAGCCATGCGAGTTTCAATCTTAGAGATAGTTTTGGTGCTCATGCAACACCTCCAAACATCATCGCGGCAATCAACAACGCGCAAAAAACCATTAGCAAACGCATGTTTTGACGCGAATGCTTTAGGTTATTTTGTTCGATACTGAATTGTTGCTCGACAATTTGAAGCTGCTGGTTGCGCTCATTGAGCATATTGCGGAGGCGCTTGAGCTCGTATTGCTCGCGGCGCGCTTGGAGGCTTGCTTTGATAGTAGAATCTGACATGACCATATACCCGTTTTGTTGATTACGGGTATATAATTACATTTGTAGTCTGTATTGTCAATTACTTTTGTAATTTATTATCATAAATATGTATTTATTCTAATTACAATTGATTTATCAGTCCTCCGTTTTTTCTGTAACTATTTGTAGACGCCTTTGTTTTATTGCTTATTAAAGGTATATCTCACTCGCGCGTCCATGCTGAAATCATCAAAAGTATTTTTATTAACGATCTGATCAGGGTATCTGTTTTTATCAGCATTATCAGAAACTAAAGTCACTGTGCCGTCTAGGTTTTTAAACGCACGCTTACAGATAGACTCCCCATCTGCATTAAATACATAGATTTTATTACTAATAAAGTTCTCATATTCGCGCTCATTGGTGTTAACAAGCATCAGTGTTCCGTGAGGGATCGTGTATCCCATGCTATCGCCGCAAGCGTGCATCAGTAGAAGTCCTTTGCCGTCGATAGGTAAATCGTTCTCTCGCAAAAACTCTACTGTAAATGCGATTACTCCTTTCTGTTCCGGATAGTCTAAGTTTATAACTCCACCGCCACAACTGGCTTGGAGGTCTTTATAAGGTATTTCGACCAAAGAGAAGTCTGTCTTACCGCCGACAATGACATAATCACTCTTTCCAGATTGGCCGCTAACATCCTCGCTACTTACTTCGGTACGCGAATCCCCAGACCCTGACATCAACCAGGATAGATTCACGCCAAGAGCAGTCGCTAAAGCTTCGGTATAGCTACTGCTTTTACCATTGCGCCTTTCTAAGTTGCCAATAACTGATGGATCTGCGCCAATTAACTTACCTAGCTGCGCCTGAGTAAGTCCTTTTTCGTTACGCATAAACTTTACGCGCTTAGCTAATGTGTCCAAAGACTCTTTCATTACAGGGACTCCAGTGTATTTAACGTGATAATAATTACAAATGAAATGATTTTCTACTTACAAAAGTAATTGACTTAATCGACTACAAATGTAATTATAGTGAGACTTAATAAATACAAAGGTAATCCTATGTCAAACGCTCCAGTCGAATCTCCTGAGTTATTAGCTTTGCAAAAAGCGATTAACGTTGCCGGTAGCCAAGCTCAACTAGCTAGCAAAATCCCTTCGTTAAACCCTTCTACTATTAGCGTAATGCTAACTCGTGACAAAAAAACATCAGTTAAGTGGGTAGCAAAAATTAGCGAAGCTACTGGCGTACCGTGCCACGAGTTACGTCCAGATATATTCCCCACTCCCGAACCAGCCAATGATCCAAGTAATCAACAAGACCTAGCTTAACGCTAACGCCAAAATAAAAGAACGACAATAACGGGGGCAATATGTCGAAATCAATCTACAACGCTACACAGCGCGCTGAACGCTGCGTCCTGTCACTTGAGCAGTCGGTTTATCACGCTTGCAAAAAAGAGCGCGGCACACTGGGCAAAATAGCTGAGATTTATGGCGTCAACTACAATACGCTTGCATTGCAAGTCAATCCCAATCGTAACTGCCACACGCTAGCGCCTGAGACTATCGAGCTCGTGCTTGAGCATACGCAGTCACCACGAATTATGGACGCTATCTGTTCAGCTCACGGCAATGCTGGATGGTTTTTGCTGCCTGATACTGACAGCCAGTGTGATGAGGTAGTCGATATTGCGCTACTCGGTCAAAAGTTTGCCGATCTCAATAGCACCTCATTGGACGCTTATGCGGACAAAGTCATTGAGCCTGACGAATATGCGAGCATGCAAAAAGACGGCTATGCATTGATCAGTCATATCCAAACAATCTTAAAAAATGCCAAACGAAATATGGAGAGACACAATGACAGATAAACGCCCACCACTCGACTTTGACGCCATCCGTGCTGCAGCTGTCGGTAACTATGTCTCAACTATCTTTCCTGCTGCGGGCATTAGCTTCACTAAAGCCGCCAATCAACATCAGGCTTGCCCCATGTGCGGCGGTTCTGACCGTTTCCGCTGTGATGACAAACGTGGTGAGGGTACTTGGATATGCTCGCAGTGCGGCGCTGGTAACGGCTTTATGCTGGTACAGCAATACACGGCCCTTGATGTCTATGACACTAACAAGCTGATAGCAGGCGCTATTGGACTAGATGCAACCAGCGAAGTAACAGACGAACAGCGCGCCACTTGGCAAGCACAGCAAGTCGAGCGCGAAGCGGCTGAGAAAGCTGCTAAGCGCCAAGCGCGTATAGATGCGGCAGCTCGTGCTGTTAGCATTTGGGATAATGCAAAACCTGCTAACAATGATCATCCGTATTTACTACGCAAAAACATTACTGCTATCAATCTGCGCGTAGATACTAGCGACAACCTCATCATACCGATGAGTTATTACAGCACTAAATCTGAGAGCACAACTTTAGTCAATATCCAAACGATTGCGCCTGACAGCGACAAGCTGTTTTTAAAAGGCGGATTAGTGAGCGGTGCTTATCATCTTATCGGCAATACAACGATGTTTGGCGGTGGCATTATCTTGCTTTGCGAGGGTTACGCGACAGGTGCGACTATCTTTGATGCAATGAGTTACAGCTTGCCTGTTGTCGTTGCGTTTAACGCGCATAACTTAATCCCTGTGGCCCAGTCGTTACGCGCGCAATATCCGGATCACCGTATTATCATTTGCGCGGATGACGACAGCGCGACTGCTGCCAAGATGCGTGATAAAGACATTGCAGACGGCAAAAAGCCTAAAGCACTCATCGAGTATAACGCGGGTATTCGTGACGCTCACATAGCAGCACAATCGGTACACGGCGAAGTGGTTGTACCTGTTTTTAATGTAGTAGACGATAAGGACGCGGCATGAGGGAATTAGCATTATTTGCAGGTATCGGCGGCGGGATTTATGGATCGATTATCTTAAATTGGAAGACAATTGCTTACGTTGAAAAAGATGCATATTGCCGAGCAGTTTTAGCCCAGCGTATCAATGATGGTTGGTTTGACAAAGGGAGTATTTACGGTGACATCGAAGATTTCAACAGAAACCATGCGCACAAATACAGAGGACTCGTTGACGTGCTCACAGGGGGGTTTCCATGTCAGCCGTTCTCAGTGGCTGGAAAACGCGAGGGCACAAGTGATGATCGCTGGCTCTTCGATGAAATTATCAAGACGATTAAGATTATACAACCGCGAGGGCTGTTTTTTGAAAACGTCCCCGGCATCCTCGGAGATAGAGCCATTATCCAAATTTACCAATCGCTCAATAAAATCGGATATCGATGCAAACCCCCATTACTGCTTGGAAGTGATGACTGTGGAAACATCCACAAAAGACAAAGGGTTTGGATTTACGCTACCAACACCAGGGGCGAACGAGGGGAAAGGAACGAGCGCAAAGAGATACAAGGGAAGCAAATACTACAAAGGCGCGAAGACATCCGAGGGCTTGCGGACTTGCTTAACAGACCCTCAGTACCTAAACCCCTTGTTCGCCGAATGGCTGATGAATTTCCCGATGGGCAGCAGCAGCTTAAGGCCATTGGCAACGGACAAGACCCAATCGTGATGGCGACAGCATACAAAATATTAAGCGAGACGCAGTATGAATAATAATAAACAACACTCAGATTTTAACGACCTCGCGCGTGCAGCCGGACTCAATGAAGTAGCACAGCAAATCAAACACGCATTAACCAATCAAGTTATTATCACTCAAGCCGCCAATGACGCTGATAACAAAGCTGACGCCCCTGCTGTGCAGCATAACGGTCATGTGCCAAAAGATGTCGAGCAAGATATGCGCTTGGCTGAGATGCTCAAGCAATATGCACAGATCACTGACATTGGCAAAGTCACTAATAAAGTCTATGACACTATTAATAAAGTCGAGTACACAAAGACTCAGTTTGCTAATGAGATCGGCAACAAAAAACTAGCGGATAAGTGGTGGCAGTCTAAGCATGAACAAATCAAAAAATCTGAGGTAGCTAAACAGCGTAACGAACTCATAGTCGCTGAAGCAAAGTCAATGTTTGAGCGCTACTTCCTGATATATGGCACTAAAGAAGTCTGGGATGATGTTGAGCACACTCGCTTACCTGTTGATACGATTAAGCTAGCATGGCCCAATGAGTATGAGATTTGGCTAAAAAGCGAATCACGCACAACAGTAAAAGCTGACAATATCTGGTTCGACCCAACTCACTCCAAACAACCCAAAAACCCCAAAGACATCGCTATTAATACTTTCGATGGGCTACCGCTAGAACCCATCGAGACTAGCTATGATGATGCTGCTAAGATGTGCAAGCCGATCACTGACCTGCTATTGCATCTATGCGAGGGCAACAAGTCAGTATTTGATTGGGTGCTGCGTTGGTTAGCTATTCCATTGCAGCAACCTGGCACCAAGCTCGACACAGCTCTAATATTTCACGGCGAAGTACAAGGCGCTGGTAAGTCTCTATTCTTTGACCGCATTATGAGCCGCATCTATGGCGACTACGCTGTCACATTAGGACAAGGACAGCTTGAGTCACAGTACAACGACTGGGTATCTAATAAGCTCTATGCGCTATTTGAAGAGATATTCAGCGGCTCAGATAGATATAGTCAGATGGGCATGGTTAAACAGCTTATCACGGGTAACACTATCTATATCAGTAAAAAGTTTATGAACGGTTGGCAACAAGATAACTTTGTCAATGCGATATTTCTATCTAACAATATGATGCCCTTGTCACTTGAGCAAAACGATAGACGTCATGTTGTCTGCTATCCACAACAAAAGATTCCCGCACCCATTTTAAATGACGTCGCGGCAGCATTATCTGACACTGACGACAAGATGCTACGCGCTTTCTACACTTTACTCATGATGACTGATTTAAAAGACCAGACAGCACATACACCAGCAATTATGACGAGTAGCAAAAAGCAACTTATTAGATTAAGTCAGCCGAACTGGGAGGTTTTCTATGATGACTGGTCTAGTGGTAACTTGGACATACCTTATTGCAGCTGCTTGAGCAGTGATCTATATTTTGTTTACAGACAATGGTGCCAACGGAGCGGAGAACGTCCGACTACCGAAACCAAAGCGATGACATATATAGGTATACGTGAGAACAAAACTCGTCTAAAATACAAAACGCCCACCATGAAACAAGCCAAGCAAGCCATGATTTTAGCCATCAACCTGCCTGATCAGTACCCAGCTGATAAGCATTCTACCCAGCAAGACTGGATTGGCGCTCAGGTGCATAAGTTCAAAATTGCAATCAATGCAGTATATGACCCCAAACCCTAGTTAGGTGCAGGGTTTAAGGGTTAGGTGCAGGGTTTAAAACAAACCCTTAACCTCTACAAGCCAATACCAGCAAGCGACACAAGACCCTGTAGCAGACGTTGCAGGGTTTTTGCTTGTGCGCGCGCGGGAAATAATATTATTTTTAATTGACCTGCTATTTATTATTTTAATTCCCGTGCGTAAATATAACCCTTAAACCCCTTAAACCCTTAACCTTTATCTTATAGGCATTAATATTAAAGGGCTGTAGAGGCGCAGGGTTTAAATGCATACCCTGAACTTTTGACAAAACCCTGAACCTAGATATATATTTAGTAAAAATAACGGGGGATAACTACCATGCGTAAAGAATACTTAAGAGCAGCCGCTGAAGCGTTCGCTGATATAGACGACATATCAGCTGATTGCTACCATTACATTTATAACGGCTTCGACCCTGTTATCCAACAGCGCATTGCCAGCAGATATAGTATTAAATGGAATTATGAAGACAAACCTTTGAAGTGTAGCGCCGCACTTAGTGCAACTGCACTTGCGGAGCTGCAATATCCAGTTAACGAAGCTACTGGCTTTGCTTGGTCAGGAAATCAGCGCGCCGCATTTGCAGGGATTTCAAAAGCCACTTGGTCACGCAATAATTACTCGGAACACATCGAATTTATTATTAAAGATATACGCTCTACGGCAAGCCGTGTAAGGCGTAAGATAGAAAATCAACTCATTGAACAGTAAATACCCTATTGCAGAATGGAACAGTTTGACGTAATATTTCTCATATTCAAAGTCTATGCCCAAACACAAACCGCATAGCAACCAAACATCACCAGTTAAGCCCGTTGCCCCCGCAGCGGGCTTTCTTTTTGGAGGTAATAAAGCATGGCACTCAAAACCCTACGCCCACGCCTCGCAACCATCAGTACCAAAGCAGTCAATGATACTCATCAACCTAAATCAAGATGGGGACACGGACGCGGCGGTCGACCTTGGCGACGCAAACGCGATGAGATATTTAAGCGTGACAAGTACACTTGCCAAGTATGCCAGCGCGTCACCCAAAGCCCTGAGCTTGATCACATTGTCAACGTCGCCCGCGGCGGCACAGACGATGACCACAATCTACAAACGATTTGCTCAGACTGTCATAAGACAAAAACCCACGCCGAGAGCCAAGCATATTAGGGCGGGGGGGAGTCATTTTATTTTTTGTGCAACTCCAACGGACACCACTCCCCCTCCCACGCGCAAAAAAAATTGATATCAGACAAAAAATGTCCTAAATGTCAAAACCCCTAAAATCAATAACTAAAGGTTATCAGTCATGACGCCTAAACAAGAGGCCTACTGTCATGCAGTCGCCGACGGTTTAGAGCCGATTGACGCTGTAAAAAAGGTAGGATACAACCCCGCTCATGCGACCCGACAAGTGCATCGCATGGATAATAACAGCGAGGTGCAAACCCGCATCGCCGAGCTAAAGGCAATCAAGCATATACAAGCAAGACAAAAGCAAGGCAAAGACATCAGTGTCGACAAATTGCCCACCAACGTGGCGCGTACTGTCAACGCCTTGGAGTTTTTATCAAACACATACAACGACACCGCGCAGCCGATGAAAGTACGTGTCCAGGCAGCGGTCGCGGCCCTACCCTATGAGGAAGCGAAGATCGCGCCAAAAGGCAAAAAAGACGGCGCTATTGATAACGCCAAAAAAGCCACATCAACGGGCAAATTTGCGACGCTGAGCAATCAAACGGATATATTTGGCACAAACACCACTCAATAGATACGAGCACACTATGATCACCAATTGGACAACAGCCTTGCCCGATTGGGAGCATCGCATTGTCGCTGGTGAGTCATTGATGCCGTGCAAGCCGCTCAATCAAGACGTTGCTGATATCGCGCTTAGGATATTTGACAGCCTGATACTGGTCGATATGATTGGCAGCCCCGCCGCCGGTGACGTAACCCGTGAGTGGGCGCGTGAGTTTATCGCTGCTATATTTGGCGCTTACGATACCGCGAGCCAAACACGATTAATCACTGAGTTTTTTTTATTAATCAGCAAAAAAAACACTAAGTCCACACTGGCTGCCGGTATCATGATGATCGCGCTTGTGCTCAATGAGCGCCTGAGCGCTAGCCTTGCCATCATCGCGCCCACCAAAGAGGTCGCAAACGCAAGTTATGGCCCTGCTAGTGACATGATTAGCGCAGACCCTGAGCTGTCTGCGATGTTTAATGTGTCACCGCACACGCGTACCATTACCCATTTGGGCACCAATGCGACGTTAAAGGTGTACGCTGCCGAGTCCGACACGCTGGGCGGCAGTAAATTCAGCTTTGTGCTCATTGATGAGCTATGGCTATTTGGCAAACGCGCCAACGCAGCGTC